CACATGATCGTGGCTAGGCATTTCATTCTTTGACAATAAGTGAAAGTATTCTCCTCCACTACTATTGGTAGCAAAGGACATACATTTACTTGTAGTAGTCACAAAGTAATTCGACGCATTTACGTTTCAATTCCATTTGCGGATGTACGTAGATATTCATTGTAATTGATACGTTTGAATGTCCAAGCAATTCACTCAATGATTTATAGTCACATCCACATTCTATACATCTAGTTGCAAATGTGTGTCTGAGTGCATGGAATGTTAAATGAGGAAGTTCTAAATTTTTAAGCATTTTATTGTAATATAAACGGTATTTATTGGGTTCAATATAGGATGGTTTATTCGTAAGAATATAATGATCATCTTCGCCTTGTAATAATGTAGCATATTGCATAATCCAAGAATTTAATGGAACATTACGCATACTGGATCTCGTTTTAGGAGATGTTATATGTAGTTTACTACCGTCTTCTTTTGTGTATGTTCGTATCATGGTTTTGTCAATTTTTAAAAGTTTGGTCTGTACATTTATATCAGACCATTTCAAAGCGCATAGTTCACCTATGCGTATTCCGGTGTGGATGCATAAAAGTATTCCAAAGTTTTTGTAGTTTATTTCAGATTGGAGGTGATTAATCAATGTTATTTGATGTTCTTTTTCAAAAATCTCGACCGCCTTAGGAGGATGGTAAGGCAACTGAATATCGACTTTGAACGGAAGTGTAAATTTAAGAGTTTGAATAATGTCTTTGGCATATTTAAACGATATACCACCTTTTCCATCTTTACGACCATTTTCAAGCTTTTGAAGAATAAACTCTTGTAAAATATCGTTGTTCAACTCTTCAATCTGATAGTTGCCTAGTGATGGTAACACGTGATTATGAATCACATTACAATAATTTGTATACGTGCTGTATTTTAGATAGATTTTCTTTTCTTTTAACCAAGATGTTAATTTGTCGGAATATAGCATTTTTGTTTTACCTCGCTTTTTTTATATGTTAATAGGAGGATTTTAAATGGTTAAAACACATGAAATCAATTTAAATACTAAATTATGGAATTTTTTCCAAGAACACGATTTTATTATTCTTGATTTGACTGATAAGAAAATCAACGAACAAGATTATGTGTTATTCAAACAAGTGTCTTTAGATGAAGGCAAAGAAACGGATACTGGATTATTCAGAATGACACAAATTCGCAGCATCACTACTAACGATGGATTCAAAGAAGGCTATGTGATGTTAAATGTAACTAAATTATAGATATTGCGGAGTCTAGAAATAGGCTCTTTTTAATAAGTCTAACAGGAGGATCAATATGAATTTAGATTTTACACAAGTTACAAATTATTTTGTTTTAGTTGTTTTGGTAGCGTGCTTAGTTGTCGGATATATTTTAAAAACATCATTTACAAGTTTCCCTAATAAATATATTCCAACAGTGCTTGCTTTAATTGGAATGATCTTAAATCTTGCGGTGTCAGGAATTTCAATTGAAAGTGCCGTATATGGAGCGGTGATGGGGTTGGCATCTACCGGACTGCATCAGGCATTTACACGTTTCATTGAAGGCAACACAGAAGAAAAATAAAGTAGGTGGCTTGCAATATGAATTTTATGATTACAAGCCAACAAATTGTATGGGTTTGTGGGTTTATTGCTTCTATTTGGGGAGTGGTAAAGATTATCAAGGAATTAAAAAAACCAAGTGATGATTTAAAGGTTATGGTGAAACGACATGATGAATTGTTGCACCGTGATAATGAACGATTAAATTCACTTGAAAAGATAACATTGAATCAGGAAGGCATCAATCGCAAATTAGAAGAGCATACTCGCATTCTATCAGATCATGACGATCGGTTAGAAGAAGATAAAAAGCGAGGTGATCTGATGTTAAAGGCGAACATGGCCATCCTCGATGGAATGTTATCGGAAGATGATAAAGAAAGCCTAAAGGCTACACGAAAGGAAATCCAGGACTTTTTAGTCGAGAAGAATTAGGAGGACAGAATCATGGAAGAAAAAGAAGTAAAATTTGAAGAATTATCAGAAGAAGCTCAAACAGAATTGAGTAATGGTAAAGAAGAAGGTGAAGAAGAATGTCATATTCAAGCTTAGCAAATAAATATATTCCTGCTAGTGCAGATAACTATATGCGTGGTCGTGGAGGATATAAGATTTGTAAAATCACACCTCATCACATGGCTTGCAAATGGACCGCAGAACGATGCGCTCAGTCATTCCAAGTAAGTGGAAGAATGGCTAGTGCAAACTATTGTATTGGTTCAGATGGTACGATTGTTTCGAATGTAGACGAAGAAAACAGAGCGTGGACATCATCAAACTACTACAATGATTGCCAATCAGTTACAATTGAAATTGCAAACGATAATACAGATACATGGACTATCTCATCAAAAGCTTGGAATGCATTGGTAAATCTATGTGTTGATATTTGTAAACGATATGGATTCAGATTGAACTACACTGGCGATTCAACTGGTAGCTTGACTGAGCATAGAATGTTCGCAGCAACATCTTGTCCAGGTCCTTATTTACATTCGAAAATGCCTCAATTAGCACAAGAAGTAAATGCTAGATTGGATGGTCAAACTGTAGCACCAAGTACTCCAAACACTCCAAGTGGTGAAAAGTATTCAGTCGGTACATCTATCTGCACAAATACATTAAGCGTTAACTGCTACGGAACTTCTAAAATCTTAAAAGACAAACTATTAAATGTCAATAAGTAA